AACTAGACAAACAGATAGCACAGGCAGTCATAGACGATAGCGATATGATGCGAACAATAAATGAAGAAATAGACGCGAATAGGACAGTAAGAGGTCAATTTCAAACCACAGAAGTAGAAGGGCAGACAGTTGAAGAAGAAGCGTAAACGTAGGTTAGTTCCGAAAGATAAAAGAACTGGTATTCCTAAAAAATATCTTTCTGGTCTGAAAGGTGCAAAAAGAAGTGCTAGAGCAAGTCTATTGAAACAAGTAAGTGCTTTATATAAAGCAGGTGCAAGAATACCTAGATCATTACTAAGAAGAAGGAACAGGACATAATGGCAGTTAGAAGAAGACCTTTGTCTGCATCAGTTTTGAAAACACTTAGAGCAAAAGCAAAGAAATCAAAATTATTTAATTTAGCAGATTTGAAAGCTAGTTTTCGTAGAGGTCAAGGAGCGTTTCTTGGTGCAGGGTCAAGACCAAAAATACCTATGAACGCTTGGGCGATGGCTAGAGTCAACAAGCTAATAAGCAGGGGTCGTTCTGGTACATTTGATAAAGATATAATCAGAAGAGCATCAAAGAGAAAAAGAAAGTAATGGCGAAGTATAGAGGTAAAGACGTTAAACTAAATAAACCTTTTAGATTAACTACAGAAGAATCTAAGCGTAAAAAGTTTGGGGTTTATGTAAAAAATAAGTCTACTGGTAAAATAAACAAAGTTACATTTGGTGCTAGGGGAATGTCTATAAAAAGAAGCATACCTGCAAGGCAAAGGTCATTCTTAGCTAGAATGGGTGGTGTTTTGAAAGACGTAAAAGGTCAGAAATCATTATCACCTGCTTTCTGGTCTATAAAAGCTTGGAAAAAAGACTTTCCCCTATAATGTCCAGAATATTAGATAAATTAGCCGATCAGCACGAACAGCGTATTATAGACGTACTTTATAGGCTAGAAGAAGACGTAATCAAAGAAGTCACAAGAGCCACAGGCGGTAAACTTGTTTCACAAAGACTAGCTATTCAGTTACAACCTACAATCCGAAACCTTGTGGAAACCACATTCCTAGACGAAGCCGATACGATAATAAATGAAGAATATAACAAGATAGCAAAAGAGGTTTTAGATACGTTTGGAGAAATGCCCATACCTAAGAAGTTCAAAAGCCTAACGGAAGTTGACCTAACAACATTGAACGCACTCAAAACACAGTCCTTTAGTGGCTTTGAAGATATAGCCGAACGATTTTTAAAAGTAATAAATGATGAAGTATACCAAAGCACAATAGCAGGAAGACCATTTGAGGACATGGTAGCTAATATTCGTTCACATATAAATGGAGTGTATAAGAGGTCGAACACCGCAGAAATAAATGAACTGGTAGACTTTATAAACGAAAACAAATTTGATAATTCTAAGAAAGCAGAAATTGAGGAAGCAGTTAGAAAGCTACACACGCAATACGCAAGTGACAGGGCAGGAAATAACCTTAGACGTTACGCAAGTCAGATTGCTCACGATTCAGTAATGCAGTTTCACGGACAGTTTACAGTTGCTAAAGCAAAAGATGCAGGGTTAAAGCATTTTACCTATACAGGAACATTAGTAAGAGATAGTAGACCTTTTTGCAGAGATATGTTAAATAAAACATTAACCGAAAAAGAAATTCGGGATACTTGGAATAATCAAGGGTGGCAAGGCAAGTCTACAGGTGACCCATTTATTGTAAGAGGTGGTTATCGTTGTCGGCACACTTGGATTCCAACTAATCCTGATTGGGATATATAGGAGTTATAAATGGCTGAAGAAACCCAAGTAGAACAGACTACTGAAAAGACTGAAGAAGTGCAACCAGAACAAGAAACATCAAGTGAGGTAATATTCACAGAAGATGAAATGAATGAAATCGTTAAAAAACGAATAGCCAAAGAAAGAGGTATTTGGTATAAAAAGCTTGGTGTTGATGACTTTGATGTTGCTGTAAAAGCTGTAAGAACACAGAAAGACGCAGAAGAAAAGCAACGTATTCAAAAGGGTGAGTTTGAAGAAATACTAAAAACAAGAACACAAGAGTTTAACAAAGAAAAAGAAAATTTAGAAAGTCAGCTAAAAGATATCAAGATAAACAAGTCGGTATTATCTTCAGCATCAAGGAACAAAGCCATTAATCCAGATCAAGTTGTTGAGTTGTTAAAAAACAATATTCAACTTAATGAAAGTGGCAACGTAGAAATACTTGATAAAAACGGAGTGACGAGATACAATAAGTCGGGTGAACTTTTGACCACAGACGAATTAGTGCAAGAGTTTCTTACACAGAACCCTCACTTTGTCAGCGCAACCCCTAGTGGTTCAGGCTCAGTGTCAAATGTGGATAGGCAAGAACTCAATAAGCCTTTAAATCTGAGTGATTTAGATATGAACAATCCAGAGGACAGAAAGAAGTATGCTGAATATCGAAAGCAACGGAACTCTAAACCCTATGTGATTAATTCAAACCCTTAATTTGTTTTATTTAAAGGAGTAAACAATGGCAAATGAAACAACCAGTAGTACCATTTCTGAACTCTATACAGAAATAGTAGCCGAAGCATTGTTTGTGGCAAGCGAACAGTCAATAATGAGAAACCTTGTTAGAAACTACACTATAACAGGTGGCGGTAAGGCGGTAGAAGTACCAGTATATGCCACAGTGTCAGCCAGTGCAGTTAGTGAAGCTTCTGACCTATCCAATACAGCGGTAAACCCATCTTCTGTAACTATTACAGCCAGTGAAGTTGGTGTAATGACCACACTAACCGATCTTGCTAGAAACTCAGCATCACGAAACGTTGCAGGTGACATAGGAAGATTATTTGGTGAAGCGATTGCAAGAAAAGTGGATGCAGACCTATCAGCATTATTCACAGGCTTTTCTACAGAAAAAGCAGGTGGAGCAGGTCAAGAACTCACAGTGCAAGATATCTTTGAAGCAAGTGCAGAACTAAGAACAGCGAACGCACCTGCGCCATATTACGGAGTTTTTCACCCAAAGCAGATATTTAACGTCAAGAAGTCTTTGACAAACACCTTTGTGGGTAGAGATACCGAATTGTCAAACGAAGCCATGAGAAGCGGTTTTGTAGGAACTATTGCAGGGGTTCAAATCTTTGAATCTTCAAATATTTCTGTAGATGGTTCTGATGACTCTATCGGTGGTGTATTCTCTCAAGACGCTCTAGCGTTAGCAATGATGCAAGACCTAAAGCTTGAAACACAAAGAGATGCTTCATTAAGAGCAGATGAAATTGTTGCTACTGCCGTTTATGGAGTTAGTGAAATCCATGATAGTTATGGAGTTAAGTTGACTGCCGACACACTAGCTACATAAAAACTATGGGGGTGGGAAACTACCCCCTTTTTTTAAGGGATTAGAATCATGGAAATGGTAAAGCTTGTAAAAGGCGATAGGGTAATCGAAAGACCTAAAGTCGATTATGAAAACAATACTAAGATTTGGGGTATACGAGGTTGGAAGCTTGACGAAGGTAAACCGAAAGTAGAGCCAAAGCCAGTAATAGAAGAAGCACCAAAGCCTAAGAAAACAACAAAGAAAGCTGAATAATGGCTACCACTCTATTTAGTGTTGCTCATAGTGATTTGCAAAAGATACAACCAGATATATTAGGGTTTGGGATTACGGATTTTGAAAATCAAATGCAGTTTGCGGAAAACGATGTTTTAAGACGCATAAGAGAAGAATGGTGGGAAAGATACAGGCACACAGTACGCTATAAGGACATAACAAAAGTAACATCGGTAGAAATGACCAATAGCAAGTTGACAAACTCACAATGGATACAATCGGTTGTTTATCTGACCCTATGGAAATACATATACCCACAATTGACCAAATGGCGTGACCCCGACACAGGCGAGGGCAAAGATACCTTTCAAGTGCAGATAGATTTCTATAGAGATAGGTACGATGAGGAATTTCAAGCTATTCTTAGGGATGGTGTTGAGTATGATGAAGATGGCGGTGGTACAGTATCCGACTCAGAGAAAGAAGCCATTCATTATTTGAGATTAGTACGCTAATGGCAGTTGATGTAAAAGTTGACGTTAATTCGATTGCTGTTACAAACCTATTGAAGAATATAGGTAGGAAACAAAAGGCGGTCATACAGAAATCACTCAATAGGGTTTCTAATATGGCGGTTCTAATGATTACCAAGCGTACACAGTCGGGTAAGCTTCCCGATGGCGGTCAAATGAGGGCATACGCTAAAGGCACAGTAAGAAGCCGTAAAAAGAGGGGTAGACAAACAGGTTTCGTAGACCTAACGGACACAGGCAAGATGTTTCGTAGCTTAGACTTCAAAACAAGCGGTATGAAAAGCACATTATTCTTCTCAAACATGGAAAGAGCAAAGATAGCCAGTTATCACGACACATTCGGGGTAGGTAAAAGACGTATTACAAGACCATTCTTTGCTATAGGCAATAAAGAAGAAGATAAGTTAAAAGCA